GTAAATTAACTGTCATCGATGGTCTTCATAGACTAGCCAAAGCCGTTAAAAACAAAATAGAAACTTTGCCGGTAAAGTGCATTACCAATGATGAATTACAAAGCGCACATTTGAAGAAAGGTGTGGCGGAAGGCGCGAATCCAACTTCAGATAGCGCACAAGATGCACGGGGAAATCATCGTGGTGTTGTAAAGAAAAATAAAGACGGCTCTTATGTCGCAACCAATCAATCTGGCTCACGTAAAATTTTTAAAAGCGAAAAGTCTGCCAAGGCACACGCCAACTCAGGTCAGCAAGGTGTGTCTGAAGTAAAACAACGCCTAGATCCCAAGTGCTGGACAGGTAAACACAAAGAAGGTACCAAGATCAAAGGTGGCATACGAGTCAATAACTGTGTGCCTAACGAAAGCATTGATGAAGCAGGATCACCGGCACAGCAAGCAGCTATTGCCATTGCCATGAAAAAAGCCGGCAAAAAGCCTCAGAGTTTAGACGAACAGTTTGACATGATCGAACACATGGTTGAACAACTGGCCCAAGAACATGGTGTAGATGCTGATCAAATTTGGGAAGACTTTGAATCTGTGGATGATCATGAACTGTTGGAAACAGCAGCTTGGCGTAGAAGTGCAGGCAAGAGCAAAAAAGGCGGGCTCAATGCCAAGGGTGTGGCCAGTTACCGCAGAGAGCATCCAGGAAGTAAATTACAGATGGCAGTTACAACCAAACCCTCAAAACTCAAGCCAGGATCAAAAGCAGCCAAACGTCGTAAAAGTTTCTGTGCAAGAATGTCAGGAGTTGATGGTCCAATGAAAAAGCCCAATGGCAAACCCACCCGCAAGGCGCTGGCATTAAGAAAGTGGAACTGCTGATGAGAGCAAGTGAATTCTTAACTGAACTAAAAATAGACAATCGGCACGGATTAGGTGCTGTGCCGCATAATGCAGATGTGAATTACTTTGGCCTGCAAGTTGCCATGCGTCCCAGCATGTTTCTAAAACTCAGCTTGCCCTTGGACAAAAACTCGCCCGATGAGCAAGAAACCATACAACACTTGAAACAAAAAATCAATGACCCTGGATTTGGTGCGCCATTCTTGACTATTAATGTGCCCGAAGCATGGGAAACAGATGACTTTAGTTTAGAGGCCAAGGTGCGTGATCATGACGGGCGCCATAGAATGTATGCTATAATAGACGAGCAAGGTGATCGCCCAGTTGAAACACATATCTTTTTGCCACACTTTCGCCGCAGAGATATTACAGATGGTATCATTGAGAATCTACGCAATGGCATATTGAGTCAAAATGGACAGTATGTAAGTGGTCCTATCTTTGGAGATGCCCGATGAGAGCAAGAGAATTTGTAACTGAAGCAACATTTGCTGGACAAGAAGTCAAAGGAAATGCCTATGTAGATCTCAAGGATAAATTTCCACTGTTGTCTACATTGCTATACTTTATACCTGGGTTGCAACAAGCACTAGTATTGGCAAATGCAGCCAGTGCGGTTCAGATGTATAATCAAGCCATAGAAAAAATTGAAAAACAGTATCCTGCGGCAACTATTCAAGCAGCACAGCAAAAATCTGGAGATGCCGGTGAACCCTGGGAACCAATGATTACGCCACTGGATGAGCTCAGCTTCTTGGGATCACCATGCACCAAGGATTGTTCCGGTCACAGAGCTGGATATGCCTGGAGTAAGGCACGTGGCAACAGGAATGCTGCCAGTCACAGCAACAGTTTCAACAATGGTGCTAGATTGGCAGCACAGGGCAAATAGAATAAATAAAGCACGGATCACACTCAAAGGAATATACAATGAGGTCAACAGAATTTATAAGAGAAGCAGGGCGCGACGAGCCAATGTCAGACGCTGCATATGCTGCTCAACGGGCACAAGGTGAAAAGAATCTCAATTCAATTAAGAGATTTTTTGGCGGCACCCCAGCAGCACTACCAACTGGGACGGTTGACTCCAATGCTGGAGAACTTGGCAATCAGTCTCCATCAACAAGCATACCGACAGCGACCGCAGCACCAGTGGCACCACTACCAACATTAGAACCAACTTCGTTACCGGCAGTAGCCGGAACTGTTGACCCCAATGCTGGAGAACTCGGCAATCAGTCTCCATCAACAAGAATTCCATCAGACGACAAATATCCAGCAACAGCAGCACCTCAACAAATACAAGCACCCGGGGAACAAGGGCGCGGAGCAGCAGCGCCGGCTGCTCCTGCCAACAGAGATTCCATGCCATTCAAGCAAGCATTTGCAGATGCCAAGGCGTCAGGTGTACCAACATTTACTTGGAAAGGTAAATCATACTCCACACAACTGGCCCAGCAAAGTGCAACTCCGGCTTCATTTCCAGCTGGAACAGTTAAAAATGCCGCAGGTGGATTAACTACCACCAATGCCGGCGGTGCTGCCACCAGTGTTACTCGAAACAGTCGCCCAGTTGTGCCTGGTTCATTAAGAGCAATACAACAAAACAATCAGGCGTTGGCCGCCGCAGGCAAGCAACCTATAGTTGTTCCAGCTACCCCGGCTGCACCAGTGAAACCAGGTCTAGGCAACAGCCCCATGCGTGAATCAAATTTTGACGAAAGTGTAAATCTAATGCGTCGTATGTCTACCATGTTAAAAGGCTAACATGAAATCATTTGAGTTCTTATCCGAAGCTACTGTCTTGGGCAATATCTATACCGCGAGATTCGGGGATTCCTTGCCGAGCATAGCCCAGGCCAATGATACCACCGTAGATGGCATCATGTGGCAAAATCCACAGTTTGCCAGCCCCGGTGATATACAGCCTGGATCACGGATACGATTGCCCGGTGCTGGTATGTCTGCAACGTCATCAATCAGTTCTGGCGGCGGTGCATCAGGCAATGCAAAAATTGCCCTGAATTACTTTGTTCAGCAAGGATGGACCCCTGCACAAGCTGCCGGACTGGTAGCAAACCTACAAGCTGAATCTGGAAAAAATCTCAACCCTGACGCACTAAATTCCAAAGAGCAAGCATATGGCATTGCACAATGGCGTGGCTCGCGACAACAAGATTTTGCCAAACAAATGGGCAAACCCTTACAGGGTTCTGGCTTGCAAGATCAATTGAAATTTGTACAGTGGGAATTGAACAACACAGAAGCAAAAGCAGGACAAGCATTAAAGAATGCAAAAACAGCCGAAGACGCTGCGGCTATTGTGGATCACTACTATGAGCGCAGCGGTGGACAAGCAAGACAACAACGCATGGCTATGGCAGCAGCATTGGCCCCAGCTACACAAATGGCATAACCAATTATAGAAAGAGAATTATCATGGCCGCAACAATAACTTGGACAGTAACCGAAATGGTCTGTCACCCATCCATACAAGAATACACAAACGTGGTGCTTGTGGTTCATTGGAACTGCGCCGGTGTACAACACAGTTACAGCAGTCAAATGAATGGCTACTGTAATATTCCCGGTCCGACTGATTCCTTTACGCCGTATGATCAACTGACACAAACACAAGTGCTGGAGTGGATTTGGGCCAATGGTGTCGACCAAGCTGCTATAGAATCATACGTGCAGGCTTCAATTGATGAACAAGCAAATCCTCCAGTGGTAATGCCACTGCCCTGGGCCGCATGATCATGTTGATACGCGAATTTGTTGATCAGCCACGTGAAGGAATGGGATTCCTGGGTGAAAAGGATGTGGATGACAACTCAGTCTCTGGCCCAGTGGAAGCATATGGGTATAGATACAACAACCGAGATCAACGCATAGTATGGCGTAAAATTTTCCCAAGTGGAGAAGCTGCTTATGCCTGGGCAGATAGAAATAATGCCACAGTATTAGGTACCCGCTCAACGGAACAAAGATGACTGCACAGTTTGTGTTGATCAATGCGGATGTTTCAGTTGACTGGGACGGGCCGCCGCCAAACTACAGACTATACGTAGGCGGCGAATTGTTCTCTGAACGCACCTGGATCTGGCAAGATGAATATCTAGAAGAGCTTATACAGATTTATGCACCGCCGGGTGAATATGAATTACGCCGAGAATTGGTGGCACCGGCTCAAGGGCACATAGAAGTGACTAACACACGTATTAAACATGGCCCGCCAGGCGCACACATGATAAACAACACATTGCTAAGGATCAAAAATGAAAATACGTGAAATAATGGAAGACGCCAGCAGCGGCAGTTCAAGCACTGGATCTGTAGCAGTTGTAGTTCAACCCATGGGTATGCAAACAAGGTCGGGCGGTTCCATGTTGAGTGGTAAATACACAACGGACCTGGCGCCTAACACACCTCGGGAATACAAAAGGAACAAGCATGCTCGCGGACAATTTAAAAACACTCCTGGCAACTAATTTTGCCTACTACTTAAAAGCACACCAATTTCACTGGAATGTAGAAGGTCCCGACTTTGGAGAACTACATGCTTTTTTTCAAGCCATCTACGAAGATGCTTATTCTGCACTGGATCCCACAGCAGAATACATTCGCTACCTAGGTGAGTATGCGCCAGGAAGTTTAGAAAGATTTATTGAACTCACAAAAATTGCCGGACAGATCAAAATTCCGCGTGCTCGACTGATGTTGGAAGAATTACACGCCAATAACAATCAAATGCTGGATTTACTAAATGATTGTTTTGCTTCGGCTAATGAAGCAAATGAACAAGGTATTGCTAATTTTATTGCAGAACGACTCAGTGCTCATGGCAAGTATCGTTGGCAACTGACCAGTTATTTGAAAGCGGAACGAGCATGAGTGATGACATTGCAAACATACTGAAACGTCTGGCCATAATTGAGTCAGATACGACTCCGGTCTCGGTAAAAAAAGGACTGAATCAGCAACAAAAGTCAGTACCGCAACTGCCTGCATTGTTCCGGCCTGAAAATGTATCACCGGTGTTAGGCAGCAACAATCAAAAGAAACCCCTGGGCAAAAACATGGTTGGTGATAGTGTTCAGCCTGTTCGTAATGCATTAGCCGAGCGCATGGCTGCCATTGATGAAGATATGTTAAGTCGTGTCAAGAAGGATCTCACACAGTATCTGGACCGATTGGAACAAAAAGCCAAACAAGAAATTCAAGACAAGAATCCTGCCAAGTCTGACGATCAGGATCACTCAGAACAACATGCACCAGAAGAATCCCAAGAGCCCATGATGAGTGGTACTGCCATGATGAGCCCAGTGAGTGTGGCCGAATGTGGTCCTGTAAAAATTATCACATTAGAAGATGGCACATGTTTAGAGTGTTGGGGGGATCAACACCGTGGATTTGAAATACGCCATCAAGGACGAGTATTACCCAGCCGGTTTAGCAACTTAGATGAAGCCGAAATGGCAGTAGAGATGTATCAAGCACATCGTCGGAGTCTACCCCAAGACCCCAGCCAAGATTACTTAGAAGAAGCATAACATGATTATTGATGATTTCTCCAAACCCAAACTCGTAGTGTCGGAAAGTTCTTATGGCCGCCGAAACAAAGCAGGTTTTGAAATGGATGTAGAAGACTGGTATATTGTCAAAGACGATGGCAAAATGTACAAAGTTTCAATATTTCCAACTCAGCGTAAAGCAGCAAAAGAACATGGATATAGTCCCACTAGAGAAGAAGCTAAAAGAAAAGCCGGTTCTCAAGGTGTGGCGGAAGGCTCATTAGCAGAAATGGATAAAAGTGCATCACAGCCCGGTCGTGATGGTAAAGTTAGCCATAAAACTTACGGCAGTCGTGACAACTACAAACTGGGTGATCCTGAAAGAACAGGAAAACAAATATCCGCAGAAAAAGCCAAAAAAGATGCACTTGATATTTTGAAGAAACAAGGTGTGGCAGAAGGCTCTGAGCAAGATGATCCATATAAAGGTATAACACCCGGGAATGGTCGAAGCGCCGCAAGAAATGCTCATAGATTAGGAAAGACTTATAAGAATCCTCACAATCCTAAGTACCATAAAGCAGCACATACGGAATGGGAAAAGGAGTATAACAACGAAATAGCACGATTGAAAAAGAAAAGTGTGGCGGAAGGCTTGACAGACGGTGCACAAGATCTGCACATTGGTGATCCTGTGATCATCACTGGCTCACGCAATGAATTTGAAGGTGCAACTGGTGAGATTGTGGACTTTGGGCGAGACAATCGTTTTGTTGTGGTTGACTTGTACAATCACGGTCGACACAGCTTTCATTCCAGTGACGTCAGCTTCAATGAGTATGCCGGCAGCGATGACGAAGAAGCCAGAATGTACGATGCCGGAGAGTTTGGCGATGATGCCCGGGACGGCATGGATGAAGCACGTATGAGTGCTGCTCAACGTTTGAGCACGGCTTGGGACAAGCAACGTGCCAAGAGTGATGCCAGCCTGCGTAGAACTCCAAGTTCAATCCCCAAGGCCGTGGACAAGGAACGCATGATCCGCGACATTGCTACTAGCGATGCCTCACCAGAACACAAGAAAGTGGCCATTGATGCGGTAATGAAAACCATGAGCGAAAGCCGTGCGCAACGTCAACAGCTACTGGCACAGATGTTAAACAGCCGTTGATTCTGTCAGAGATACTTTGTGTCTCTGTTTTTATGCACTAGACTAAATAAACACATATTAAGGGGTGTTTATGTTCTACGTCTATGCACATTACAAAGCTGATGATCCTAATGGAGATCCTTTCTACATTGGAAAAGGAAAAGGACATCGAGAGTTATCACATCACAGAAATCCGTTTTGGAAGAATATTGTCAACAAGCACGGATTTGTGTCAACACGGCTCTATGAACATTTAACAGAACAAGAAGCGTGGGATATTGAAATCAAATTAATTAACCAATATGGAAAATTAACAGAGGGTACAGGATGTTTGTGTAACTTATCTAATGGCGGTGAGGGCGCAAGTGGTGTTCGACATACCGACAAAACTAAAGAAAAATGGTCTAATGCCAAAAAAGGAAAAACCTGGGAAGAGATTTATGGACCAGAACAGGCTGCAGAAATACGTGCCAAAAGAAAATTAAAAAATCGTGTTCAGTCCACCGAAACTAGAAAAAAAATATCTGACGCTCATAAAGGTAAAATTATGCCGCCAGTGACTGATGAAACTAAAAGCAAATTATCGGCGGCCAGACTTGGCAAACCATCAAATTCAAAAGGAAAAAAATATTCTGAAGAAACTAGACAAAACTATAAGAAAGCTGCTATACTACGTGCTGCTAGGACAGATATTTACGAAAAAATTTCTGCCAAGTTAACTGGAATCAAACGTTCTGAAGAAACTCGAAAAAAGATGTCTGACGCTGCAAAAGCAAGAGAATCTGCACGTCGAGATTCTAAAAAATTATTACTCACTAAGGAAAATTAAATGACAACAAAAACATTCAACGGCGATCAGAAAATCAAGCTGATTCAGATTATTCAGGAAGGGATGCAAGTGACTCAAGAGATCGAAACTCTTACCGGTGGTCTCAATGACACCATTAAGGCCATTGCTGAAGAACTGGAAATCAAACCAAGTGTGTTGAAAAAAGCCATCAAGTTGGCACACAAAGCTGAGTTTGGCCGAGCCAAGCAAGATCACGAATTGCTGGAAACTATCTTGGAAACTGTGGGAAAAACTCTTTGATCCCTGCATTTAAAGATATTGTTAGATGGATACATGATGACTACACCAGTTCGCCTGTTCGTTTTATCGTAGAAATTGCGGCTTGGGCGATCAGTGTTGGGTGTTCAATCACTATGGCTCTCACTGTACCTACCCCTCCTCTCATTGTGCTATATCCTATTTGGATCTTTGGCTGTGTTATGTACGCTTGGGCTAGCTATACTAGGCGCAGCTTTGGGATGCTTGCCAATTATATATTGCTAGTATCGATTGATTCGGTTGGACTATTAAGGATGATAATTAGTTGACCTGTATTGACGCTTTAAATCCATCGAGTAATAAAAAGGAAAATTTTCATGTCGTACGTTGACGCACTTTATGATCGAGCACACGATCGCATACATGTAGTTGAGAGGAAAGATGGTCGACGGGTATATCAAGAATACCCAGCCAACTATGTGCTGTACTACGACGACCCACGAGGTAAGTTTCGTAGCATCTACGACACACCTGTGAGCAGATTTTCCTCACGCAATAACAAAGAATTTCGTAAGGAAGTGCGTATGCACTCCTCAAAGAAAATCTATGAGTCAGACATCAATCCTATTTTTCGTTGTTTAGAGGACAACTACAAAGGCCAGGATGGGCCTCAACTGCACACAGCGTTCTTTGACATTGAAGTAGATTTTGATCCAGAACGTGGATTCTCACCGGTCACAGATCCGTTTAATCCTGTAACAGCCATATCCATCTACATGGACTGGTTGGACCAAATTGTCACATTAGCTGTACCTCCACGTCACATGAGCATGGAAACTGCAAGAGAAATTGCAGCAGAGTTCGACAACTGCTTTATGTTTGAAAAAGAAGCAGATATGCTGAATACATTTCTGGATCTAATTGAAGATGCAGACATCCTTACAGGATGGAATTCAGAAGGCTACGACATTCCTTACACAGTGAATCGCATCACTCGAGTACTCAGCAAAGATGACACTAGACGCATGTGTTTGTGGAATCAGTATCCCAAACCACGTATGTTCGAACGCTTTGGTGCAGAGAATCAAACTTACGATTTGGTAGGGCGAGTGCATATGGACTATATGCAATTGTACCGCAAATACACTTATGAAGAACGTCACAGCTATGCCTTGGATGCTATTGGCGAATACGAAGAAATTGGTCGCAAGACTGCATTTGAAGGCACACTGGATCAGTTGTACAATCAAAACTTCAAGATCTTTATTGATTACAATCGCCAGGACACAATGCTGATTGGCAAGCTGGACAAGAAACTTAAATTCTTGAGCTTGGCCAATACTCTGGCACATGAAAATACCGTGTTACTGCAAACCACAATGGGTGCAGTGGCAGTTACTGAGCAAGCGATTATTATCGAAGCTCATGAACGTGGTATGGTAGTTCCTAACCGTAAAGAAAGATCCACAGATGAAGACACGCAAGCCGCAGGTGCCTATGTTGCTTATCCCAAAAAAGGAATCCACGACTGGATTGGTAGTATCGACATCAACTCGCTCTATCCCAGTGCTATTCGGGCCCTTAACATGGGCCCAGAAACCATTGTGGGCCAACTCCGGCCCACAATGACTGATCGGCTGATCCAAGACAAAATGGCCCAGGGAGATAGCTTTGCTGCTGCCTGGGAAGGATTGTTTGCCAGTCTTGAATACACAGCCGTGATGGAACAGCAACGTGGAACAGAGCTCACTGTGGACTGGCAAGACGGTACGGAAACTGTTCATTCAGCTGCTGAAATTTGGAAGTTGTTGTTTGATTCCAATCAACCTTGGATTCTCAGTGCCAATGGCACCATCTTCACTTACGAAAAAGAAGGTGTGATCCCAGGCTTGCTCAAACGCTGGTATGCTGAACGCAAAGAAATGCAAAAGAAAGCACGTGAGTTCGAAGGCAAGGACCCTGTGCAGTTTGAATACTGGGACAAACGTCAACTGGTCAAGAAGATCAACTTAAACAGTTTGTATGGCGCTATTTTGAATCCAGGTTGCAGATTTTTTGACAAACGTATCGGTCAATCAACCACATTGGTAGGACGCACCATTGCCAAACACATGGATGCATATGTGAATGAATGCATCACTGGCGAATATGACCACAGTGGCAAAAGCATAATCTATGGTGACAGTGTCACTAGTGACACATTGATCAAAACCAGCGATGGTGAAGTCACAATTGAAGAATTATTTAATCAATGCTTGGATCACAGCATAGTAGGAGATAAAGAATATGCTACTCAATCGTTTGCCAAAGTAGTTGGATTTAATGCATTAAATGACTGGCCGGTAATGAGTGAAATATCTTATGTCATGAGACACAAAACAAAGAAAAAAATATTTCAAATTGAGTTAGAAAATGGAAAATCGGTCAAGGTAACAGAAGATCATAGTCTAATGGTAGACCGAGATGGATTCCTATTAGAAGTTAAGCCCACGGAAATAAAAGAAACAGATTTGATCATTTGCCTTAACACATAAATACTATGGTAATAGGAGTATCAGTGTATGGTAAAATGCTTAGAGTGTGGATTTGAATCTACTAGATTGCAATGGACTCATTTTAAATTTAATTGCACAGGAAAATTTAAAAACGGTAAAGAATATATGCTTGCATATCCAGGTGCCAAAGTAGTTGACCTATATCTGGCAAAATCAACTGCGATTACCTTGGAAAATTTGACCAAAAAGTACGGTGCCATTGATGGCAACCAACGATGGCAAGAATACCGATCAAAACAAGCATACTCAAATTCATACGAATATAAAAAAGAAAAATTTGGATGGAGCCAAGAGCAATTTGAAGAATACAATTCATCAAGATCGCAAACCCTTGAAAAAATGATACTTCGTCATGGAGAAACAGAAGGCATTGCTAAATGGGAATTGTATTGTGCTAGGCAAGCATACACAAATACCAAAAATTATTTTATTGAAAAATACGGATTAGATAAAGGAACTGAAAAATATATTGCCATAAACAAGAAAAAATCAGTTAATAGTCCTGCCTTACTTTCTGAAAAATTAAATATTTCGCTTGATCAAGCAACTGAAATAATTTTATCTCGACAAAAACAATTTTTTACCAGTAATCTTGAACAAGAATTTATATCTGCAATTGAACAACAAATTGGTACGCTAGACAATACTACAAAAAATAAACCATTTGGAAAGTGGTCTTCTTTATTAAACACCTACGTCATCTATGATGTCAGACATAAAAAATGTATTATTGAATTTAACGGAGATTATTGGCATGCAAACCCTAACATTTACAAAGATGATACAATCATCCGTGGCAAAAAAGCTGTTGACATTAGGCATAAAGATATGTTAAAATTAAAAACAGTTCAAGATTTAGGGTACAAAACCCTTGTGGTATGGGAATCTGATTTTAAAAATCATAAAGATTCAACAATAAAACAGGTATGTGAATGGATACTCAGAGAACAAAAGTAAAATCGGTACAATGTCTTGGAGAAATAGAGGATTATGTATATGATATTAGCATCGACAATCAAGATCCATTTTTCTTTGCAAATGACATACTGGTACATAATACAGACTCCTGCTATTTCTCAGCATGGCCCATGGTTCAAGCCGAAGTCGAAGATGGTAGAATGGAGTGGTCTGCAGAGACCTGTATTGCATTGTATAACTCCATAGCCGATCAGGTAAATGATTCGTTTCCGGGATTCATGGAACAGGCATTTCATTGTCCACGAGACATGGGATCTGTGATCCGTGGTGGTCGAGAAATTGTAGCACGTACTGGATTGTTCATTACCAAAAAACGTTATGCTGTGTTGTACATCGACAAAGAGAACAAACGTGTGGATGTAAACGGCCGGCCAGGCAAGGTCAAGGCCATGGGCTTGGATTTGAAACGCAGCGATACACCTGTGGTTATTCAGGAGTTCCTTAGCGATCTTCTTAATAAGGTACTAACAGGAGCACAGCGAGAAGAAATTGTAGAATGTGTGAGAGAATTCAAATACAAATTTACCGACCGACCGGGCTGGGAAAAAGGATCACCCAAACGTGTGAATAACCTGACCAAGTATGGTAATTTAGAAGAGAAGAATGGCAAGTACAGCATGCCCGGCCATGTGAGAGCCGCACTGAACTGGAATACTCTACGACGCATGAATTCAGACAATTACTCCATGCAGATTGTGGATGGCATGAAAACCATTGTATGCAAGCTCAAAAGTAATGCATTAGGATGGACCAGTATTGGATACCCCACTGACGAACATCATTTGCCCACATGGTTCAAAGAACTGCCGTTTGATGATGCCAGCATGGAAGCCACTGTGGTAGATCAAAAGATTGACAATCTATTAGGGGTGTTGGGCTGGGACCTGCAATCTAGTACCAACACAGCAAATACATTTACTAGTTTATTTTCTTTTGAATGAAACTCAGCAGCATAGTTGGATACCTCAATCAGTTGAACACACTTGATTTGACATCAGCTGTGAAACTTCGTGCGCAACTGGACGAAATCAGTTATGTGATACAAAATAGTCCAGTACAATTTCCCGAGCTTGCTGATGAATTACTTGCAACACAAGATCAAGTCAAATTATATCTACAACAACATAATCAACGTCTCGACAACATACGTCAAGCTGTTCAGCAGTTGATCCGGCAGCATGAACCTGCATACTTTGACCGTAGCACCCGGCTGTATGAGTCCATACAATATCAAACATCTCAGCAGATTCTGCAAAGAATCAGACCCAGAGATTCAATTGCCAAAAATCACTTGCATGACAGATTGCGAACTGGCAGTGATTGCCGCTGGCCAGGCCTGGTGATTGGCCCTGCACTCAGTGCTTGGGTAGAAGATTTGGTAGCCTTGGATCCCATGTATTTTGTAGATGTTCGTCGAGACCTGATTGATCCTGCTGTGGTTGTGTATCCCCCCGAATATCAACGCAGAATACGCTGTTATGTGATTGATGATCGTGATGGGCCTATATTTCAACAACTGCCACAAAATCAATTTGGATTGGTGTATGGGTTTGACTATTTTAATTTTCGCCCATTGGAGATTGTAAAGCAGTATATCCAGGAAGTGTTTGACCTATTGCGCCCCGGCGGCAAAATGTTTTTCAATTTCAATGACTGTGATCAGTCAGGTGGTGTAAGTTTGGTCGAACAAAACTATTGCTGTTATACCCCAACAACACTGATACATGAACATGTAAAGCAAGTGGGATTTGAAATTGTACACCGGGGTTCCATTGACAATACCACAAGCTGGCTGGAGTTGCAAAAACCCGGGCAACTGACCAGCATTCGCGGCGGCCAGACCTTGGCCAAAGTTGTGAAAAAGCCCGGCCCAGTGCTGTTTGATTCCACAGTGACAGAACAGATTGTGCCAGACACTGTTGACATTCCTATCAAAAAACTCTATAATAGTTTAGACTTAGACCAATTGATCGGCCTAGCTGGAATATTAGCTGTGGATATTACAAATGCCACTACCAAGGGCTTGTTTAATATCAAAAAAGTTCGAAGAACCATAGAGGCATTTCTTGCACAGCAAAACCTGTCAGAAGACCAATTGAGAAAATTATTTAAAAGGACCCAAAAATGAAAGACAATCTCTTAGACCTAGTACAACACACATTTGATCTTGGCTGTATCGACTTGATCAAAGTCACTGGCACCGACGCTGCTACCGCAGTAAACGGGCTAGCTGCTGATAATTCGGTTATTGTGGAAGCACAATTTGCCAATCCTGTTGCTGATTTTATTGGTACATTTGGTATGCCCAATCTTGGCAAACTCAAAACCTTGATCAACTTGCAAGAGTATCGAGAAGATGCCAAGTTGACTATCACACGCAGAACTACCGGCGAACCTGATGGTATCAACTTTGAAAACAAAACAGGTGACTTCCGCAACAACTACAGATTCATGGCCAGTGAAGTTGTGAACGACAAACTCAAGACTTTGAAATTCAAAGGTGTTAACTGGCATATCACATTTGAACCCACTGTGGCAGCCATACAACGTTTGAAAATGCAATGGCAAGCCAATTCAGAAGAAACCAACTTCCAGGTCAAAGTTGAGGACAAACATCTAAAGTTCTTCTTTGGAGATCACTCCACACACAGCGGTAACTTTGTGTTTCAACATGATGTGACCGGTAGTCTCAAACGCACTTGGTCATGGCCTATTTCACAAGTGATCAGTATCCTGGGCTTGGTAGGCGACAAGACCATGAAGATCAGCGATGATGGCTGTATGCAGATCACTGTGGATTCTGGTATGGCTGTTTACAACTACATTTTACCTGCACAAACCAAGTGACCACTCAAGACAATCTTACTGCAAAACAAACTGGTCCAGATGGGCAAAGTCAATATGCCGTTTTTCTTCCGGCCATCTCGGGATTCTATGCCACCTTTGTGGGCAAGCAACGCAATGGCCCTTATGTAGATCCTGCACGTATGCCAGCTGGTCTCACCGACATGGAACAGATGAACTGGCTCAACAGCACCAAAGCATTGTTTCCATATCGTTGGAGTTTGTATTCAGGTGGACATGCCAATCTAGATCTTACCAAACAAGATTGGTCTGAAGACATGATTCGCAATCGAGAACCCGGCACGTTCATTCTAGGTGACTCAGGAGGATTCCAGATTGCCAAAGGCCTGTGGGAAGGTGATTGGAAAGCCAATTCAGGTTGTGCCAAAGCACAAAAGAAACGTGCTGCTGTGCTCACATGGTTAGATAGTGTGAGTGACTACGGAATGATCTTGGATATTCCTACTTGGGTTATCCACGACAAGAAAGCATCACAAGCCTGCCAGATTACCACACTACAAGAAGCTGTGGATGCTACCAAATTCAACAATGAATATTTCATGGCCCATCGCAAGGGCAAAGAAAACGGTGGTGCTCGGTTCTTGAACGTGTTGCAAGGTGACAATCACACCTCAGCAGAGCAATGGTATCAGGAAATGAAGGATTTTTGTGATCCTGCAAAGTATCCTGACACACACTTTGATGGATGGAGTATGGGTGGGCAGAACATGTGCGATGTACATCTAGTGCTCAAACGTCTAGTAGCATTGCGACATGATAATTTACTGCAACAGGGCAAACACGATTGGATGCACTTTTTGGGCACATCAAAGCTGGAATGGGCGGTATTGCTCACGGTGATTCAACGAGCAGTTAGAAAATATGTGAATCCCAACTTTACTATCTCGTTTGATTGTGCAAGTCCATTCTTGGCCACTGCAAACGGACAGGTATATCATCACATTGATCTGGCACACAATGAAAAGTGGTGCTATAGAATGAGTCCTATTGCAGATGATAAAAAATACAGCACAGACACAAGACCTTACGGCACAGCAGTAATAGCAGATGGCTTGGTAGATCACTTTGATGAAAGTCCAATCAGTCAGCTATTGACCATGAAAGATATCTGCATCTACCGGCCTGGAGATCTAAACAAGATTGGCAAAGAAGGCAAGACATCGTGGGATTCATTCTCATATGCATTGCTCATGGGGCATAATGTTTGGATGCACCTGGAGGCTGTGCAACGTGCCAATCGTACATTTGATTCTGGTTCATGGCCTTACATGATGTGGAATGAAAACGGTGACCATGCTCACTTTGCAGATATTGTGGAAGCTATCTTTGCCACCAACAATCGTGCAGAATCCGAAGCTGTCATTGAGTCATACAGCAGATACTGGATGGATATTATTGGCACACGTGGATTCAAAGGCAAGAAGGCCATGAATGCCAATACACAGTTTTCGGCATTATTTGATGTGGAACAGGTCGACTCCAAGACCCAAGATCTGTTAAACTCACAAGCATTACAACAACTTGAACAGGATCAAGTATGAATCGAGAAGGTCACGAAGAAGTAAAATTCTTCACAGGAACCGAAGTAGAACACACACCAGCATTTGGCATGCCCACATTGTTTGTGGTTGGTGTTCAACAAGAGGAATGGATTGGATATAACTTGAATGGAAGGCGTCATATCTACTTTGGTGCCAATCAAAGTTTTCCCAAGATCAACACCAATGACCATGTGAAGTGGACACAATGGGAAAATATGATTCGGCCGTTCCTGGATAGAGATTATCTATGCACACTAGATATAGATGTCAACTGTGTTGAAGGCTTGTTGGAATCCTCTCTTGTTGAATATCGCAACTTCATTCCAATGATCTCTGTCAAGTTGCCTTATATTCGTCAGCTGGGATACAATGCCACTCTCAAGCTGGACGACCGAGACTTTGCTGCTACCAACTCGGGCGTTTGGTGCCACAGCATTCATGATTTGCAAAATCGAGACCACTTTACTGACTGGTCTAAATATACCAAGGACGAAATAGTATGACCGAACGCGAACAAGCATTAACTGAAACTCGACAACGCATAAAAAATCAAGCAACAAGAATGATCTTTGTGCGATTCCAAAAGGAAGGTATACATTGCTATCCAGCCGCTGCCACAGATCCTGCACTGGCCACCGGCGATGAATATGATGTATCGTTCCTGGCAAGTCCACATCGTCATATGTTTCACTTTGAAGTGACCATACAAGTATTTCACTCCGATCGTGACATTGAGTTTATACAATTTAAACGTTGGCTTGAAAATCTCTATGCCGGCGGTACACTAGAACTCAATTTCAAAAGTTGTGAAATGATCAGCGATGATTTGTATGAACAAATCGCTGCTCGGTATCCAGATCGTAAAATCATTATCACTGTAAGCGAAGATGGTGAAAATGGTGCAACGATCAGTTATGATATAACACATCCTTATCAATCCGTCAAACTCTAATAGGAAAAAACATGGCAAAAATCATCATCAAGCACAATCCCCGTACCGAACAAACCTGGGAGGATCTGGACCAGTATCGTGAGTTCTGTGTGGACTACGGTTACCGGTTCAACGAGTCGGATTTGTATAACTTCCGCAGTTATGCATTTCAACAATTCAACAAACACACACAGGGCAAATCTGCCAAGAACATGTGGGATGAAGACTCTCGTCGCCTTGCTGGTCAGCGTTCATGAGAAAACTTTACTACATGGGATTAGAGCCGTACCGGGCTCGATATACTTTACAACTGCAGGACTGGAATACTGCGGTATTTGATCGCCGTGGTATTGACTATGTGGTAGTGCCTGGAGAAACGCTCAGCACGGATCAAGCAATTGTAACAGGGCAAGTGCTTGACGCACATGGTCGCACATACTTTGGTATGAGTCAGCTGATGAATCTAATCCGTCGGATGAAAGCAGGAGAACTAAACTGTGAAGATGTTATCTACTTTGAGGATATGTTTCAGCCAGGCTTGGAGTCTTTACCCTATATTCTTCAGCAGATCAACCCGGCTTTCAGGCCTAGGATTTATGTTCGTTGTCTTGCTCAGTCCATTGATCCTGATGATTTTGTTCATGTATGGGGCATGTCTCGGTGGATGGGCCATTATGAAAAAATGGTGGACTCGTTTGTAGACGGTGTGCTTGCTACCAATGAAGAAATGGTAGCACACATGAAGATTGCAGGTTGGACTAGTCCAATCTACAATATTTCGGGCTTGGCATTTGGCAAATCGGAAGTACAAAATCGTGTAGAATCTATCAAACCATTTGGTGATCGTAAGCATCGGATTGTATTTTCGGCTAGATGGGATCAAGAAAAGCAGCCTGATTTTTACATGGACCTCATTGAAGCATACTTTACACGTCATCCAGGGGCGCATGGTGTTGAATTTGCAATATGCAGCGGTGGTAAACTAAAAAGTAACAACGATAGTTACATGCAACGTACACGTGATCTACAAGCACGTGGGTTGCTAACTGTATATGAAGATTTAGAGAAAAATGACTACTATAATATCGTTAATGATAGTCGTGTTGTGTTTAATTGCGCCCTTCAAGATTGGGTTTCAAACACAGTCTCGGAAGCAGATGCTCTTGGGTGTAATGTTTTATACCCTGCTTATAGGTCTTTCCCTGAGACTTTTAGTAATGACCATACACGTTTATACATTCCCTGGAGTATAGAAGATGCGCTTGATAAGTTAGAGAAGCTGTTGAAGAAACCTCACGAAAAGCTGGGCAAAATAAGTGATTACAATAACGGTACTATTGACCGTATCATTGATATTTTAGAAGGCCACGGTGAAGATATGTTACGTATGGGCGTGGACTATCGTAAACACACTAGAGAAAGCAAATACTAAATGGATGTAGTAGTAACTGGGGCAGCTGGATATATTGGTGGGCAGATAGCACTATTACTCAGTGACACTGGCCATCGTGTGATTGGAATTGATCGCAGGCCTTGCCCGGCACATTTAAAAGATGTATTCTATAATTTTGTACAGGCCGACTTTGATAGTGATCGAGCTAAAACAAAGTTAATCCAGGTCCAACCCAATGCCATTATTCATTGTGCTGGTACCAGTTTGGTAGGACCCAGCGTTAAATATCCAAGTGATTACTATAATAACAATGTGATCAAGACCATTCGATTGCTGGATCTTGTGGTCAATGCTTTGCCTAAAACTAGATTTATTTTTAGTTCAAGTGCATCTGTGTATGGTAAACCCATTCTAGATACATGTTCAGAGGTTGATCCATGTGAGCCCATGAGTCCATACGGCGAAAGCAAACGCATGGTCGAACAAGTGCTGGCCAGCTATCACCATGCATACCGTCTTGACTATGTGGCATTCCGCTACTTCAATGCATGTGGTGCTGATCATCTAGGCCGACACGGACAAGAACCTGGCGCCACTCATGTGATTGCTAGAATCCTAGAATCCACTCGTGATCACACACAGTTTTCCTTGTATGGCAGTGACTACGAAACACCCGACGGAACGTGTATACGTGATTATGTGCATGTGGAAGACATTGCTTATGCTCATGTGTGTGCATTGGATGCTGCTGTGCCATCCGGTATTTACAACCTAGGATCCGACACCGGCACCAGTGTGAAAGAAATTCTAAATCTTGCTGCTACAATTGCAGGTTCTGTCCCGGTAATACCAGAGTCTCGTCGAGAGGGTGATCCTGCTGTGCTCACTGCCAGTTCAGCAAAGTTCAGTAAATTGATACCTGACTGGCGTCGGTACACACTGTCTGATATGATTCAACATGCCTGGACTTGGTATGTTCGATAAGATACTTGAATTTGAACGGGCACTGGCCCGGTTCACTGGCGCTCCTGCTGCAATCATGACCGATTGCTGTACACATGCTATAGAGATGTGTTTGCGATATGAGCAAGTGAAGGGTCTCAAGATGACTCCGTACACTTACTTGAGTGTGCCCATGACCATGCACAAGTTAGGCATTGACTATGTGTACTTGGACGAAACGCAACAAACATGGAGTGGCGAATACAATTTCATATACACCAGGGTCTGGGACAGTGCTAGAAGATTGGAACCAGGCATGTATCGCACAGGACAGATGCAATGCTTGAGTTTTGGGCATTCTAAGCCTTTACAGATAGGTCATGGTGGTGCTATACTGTTAGATAACAAGCAAGCCTATGATGTGATGATAAAACAACGATATGATGGTCGCGACCTAAATATCTCACCCTGGGAAACACAGAAAACATTCCAGTTGGGATATCACTACAGGCCTGCAATTGAAGATGCCGAACGTGGACTAGAGTTATTGGCGCAGTACGAAACTGCGCCAGAACAACCCAAGTTTGTACAGTATCCAGATTTACGAAACATAACCATTAAGGAATAACATGCGAGAATTTAAACCCGATCCAGTCATACATTCACAAACCCAAGAATTTGTCCCAGTAGAAGGACAAACATTCTACATCAAAAAAGATAATGCAGCACAAGGCCGATATCTAAGCACCGTAATTCGCGACCGCATGCGAGCTGATGGCAAAAGATTCTGGGCAGGCGATAACATCAGTGATTATCTAGTTGGTCCTGACAAAGAAGATTTGATCGATGAAACCACAGCAGCATTCGAAAGAGTTCTAGATGCATTACTAATTGATCGCGAAACAGATCCTAACTCAAAAGGTACAGCACGTCGACTGGCCAAAATGTACTTCAATGAAATTATGGCAGGAAGATATGAACCAGCGCCGGACGCAACAGCTTTTCCAAATGACTCAACAGACCGCTACGAAGGTATGCTTGTGGTACGTAGTGAGCTTCGAAGTATGTGTTCTCATCATCACCAGCCTGTATCTGGGGTTGCCTACATCGGTATCATTGCCGCTAATAAACTTATTGGTCTCTCAAAATACACACGGATCGCTCAGTGGTGTGCTCGTCGAGGTACACTTCAAGAAGAACTAGCCAATGACATTGCAAGAGAAATCATGGAGGCCACTGACTCCAGTGATGTAGCGGTTTATATACAAGCTGAACATGGTTGCTGCACCAATCGAGGTATCATGGCACACTCAAGCCTTACACAGACCACTGTGCTTAAAGGTGCATTTAAAGACGATCCTGGCACAAAGAAAGAGTTCTTTGACAACATCAAACTACAACAGGAATTTGCGCCGCGATGATACATTACCAAACGCTAGATGATGCACAAGCCGCCGGTGTAGCACCCTGGGATCTAAAAGTACCAGAGTTAAGCGATTTTCATGTCACTGTGTTTCGAGATCGCTATCCTGTGACCCGCGGCCATTTGTTGTTTGTACCTTACTACAATACCGATGCTGTGATCAACGACTGTATGGAATCGGCCATGCGGTATGGTCGTCGTATGGTAGAACAAGGGCATTGTGAAGGATTCAACATTGGTATCAACATAGGATCTGCTGCTGGGCAAACAGTGATGTATCCACATGTGCATTTTATTCCGCGACGATCAGGCGATACTGCCAATCCGGTTGGCGGTGTGCGTGGAGTTATATTTGGCCAGGCTGACTATAAAGCCACCGGCTATCAACTGCCGTTATAAATATTCACAGCGGCCTTGGACGTCGACCCGCTTTATAAACTCCGCCGCCTATGCTATAATCAACATAGTTCTATAGGAGAAAACACATGGGATTCACTGAAAAGAAATTCAAATCAACAAAGACCTATAACCAAATAGGTCCGGTCGCGTATCGCCAATGGCGTGCCGATAGTCATTGCAATTTAATACATGGATACGCACTATCATTTCATTTTGAATTTGAAACAGATGATTTGGATGCTAGAAATTGGGTGTGTGATTTTGGTGGATTGAAACCACTCAAAGGGCTACTAGAAGATTGGTTTGATCATACTCTATTAGTAGCACAAGATGATCCCATGCGTGAACATTTGCTAAACTTAGGCAAGCTAAAACTAGCAAAGATCACCGAAGTAGAAAAGACTGGTTGTGAAGGCATTGCTGACTTTTTATATGAATATATTAATACAATCTTTTTGCCCAACTACGGTGAGAAAGACCGAGTATGGTGTTGCAAAGTAGAAGTGCGAGAAACTGATGCTAACATGGCCATGCGTGTCGGGCATAGAGAAGACAACGAATTTCAATAATGACCAACAAAATTGATATCAGTATTTTGTTGCCCACTCGCGGTCGGGCACAAGCATTGATGAGTAGCATACAAAGTCTCTGCACTCTTGCTGAGGACTTTGCTTCAATTGAAGTATTGTTTGGTGTGGACCATGATGACGTGGTAGGTATGGAAAACATGCTACACAACGTGTGCCCTTGGATTGAAGAACACAAAATTAATCATAAGATTTTGGTATTTGAACCACAAGGGTACAACAACTTGCATCGTTATGTAAATGGGCTTGCTGAACACAGTCAAGGTTCTTGGCTGTTCTTTTGGAACGACGATGCTGTGATGAAAACTCCTGCATGGGATGCACGTATACGTGAACACACAGGCAAGTTCAAATTGCTGAGTGTGTATACACATAACGATCATCCTTACAGTATCTTTCCCATCTTGCCAAGAAAGTGGTTTGAAATTCTAGGGCACATTAGTCAACACAGCTCAAATGATGCATATGTGAGTCAGATTGCATACTATTTGGATATCTTTGAACGCATCAATGTGCATTGCGATCATAATCGATATGATATCACTGGTGCAAACAACGATGCAACGTTTCAACAACGTCGTATTATGGAAGGTGATCCCAGTCAACCTGGTGATTTTAATCACCCCGACATGGTCAAATTGCGTACCACGGATGCTGCCAAACTGGCCACATGGATGCAGGATCAAGGACTTGATCTGTCTTTTTTTATCAATGCATGGCAAGGAACACAAGACCCCTGGGTCAAGATGCGGGCCAACGATGTCAATAATCAAGTTGATGCTGTGTCTAGTCGAGTAAATACCTTATGACAAAACAGAAAATCAGCTGTATCCAACCCAAATTCCAACAAGGTCTCAAAGAATTCAATCCTTGCTGTTTGACACCGCAGAAGACTCAAACATGAGTGAGGATCACTTTTTGGAGAACATATACCTTGGTAGAAAATGCAACTTTGGAAAAATCACAATTACACGAACATGAATCTTGCTACACAAAATCCCAACATTGATATCAGTGTGTTATTGCCAGTACGTGCAAGACCAGTTCCAATGGAACAATGCTTGCGCACATTGATTGATACTGCCACTAGCCCAGAACGCATCGAGGTATTGATAGCATTTGATGATGATGACACTGATACCATTAAATATTTTATAGATGTGATTGCTCCATATCTTGATTTAAAGGGTGTGACCTATAGTGCTATGCAATTTAAACGCTTGGGCTATCTTCGTCTCAACGAATATCTCAATGAGTTGGCCAATCACAGCACAGGCGCCTGGATTTTCTTCTTGAACGACGATGCAGTGATGACCACCACAGCATGGGATGATGTTATACGTGAACACAATGATCGTTTTGCATTGTTGCGAGCCGAAACCAATCACGGACATCCATATGCTATTTTTCCCATCTTGCCACGCAAATGGGTGGAGATTACTGGACATATCTCACCACATCAAATCAATGATGCATGGACCAGTCAGATTGGGTGGATGTTGGATATTGTGATCACTGTACCTATCATGATCGAACATGAACGGTTCGATCTCACTGGCAAAAATGGTGACGATGTTTTTATGAATCGTCCTATGCTGGAAGGCAATCCCTCTCATCCTAGAGATTTTAATCATCATACCTGGCGAGTACGGCGTACACAAGATGCTGTAAAACTTGCAAATTACATAGCATCATTGGGATATGATGTCGAACATTTTAAATTGGGTATGGAAAACAAAATTGACATCTGGGCAAAGATGTTGAAATTAGACACCAAGGGTCTAATGAAATCATGGAGCAGCACTGAACTTGACAACTGAACTTATAGACCGAATCAAACATTACTGGAATGCACAACCTTGTAATGTCAGGCATAGCCTTAGCGAACCAGGCACAGAACAATATTGGAATGAAGTCACTGAACGTAGATTCTTTGTAGAACCTCATCTACGTGATTTTGCTAGTTTTCATTTGTGGCGTGGCAAACGTGTGTTAGAAATAGGATCAGGTATTGGATCCGATGCTGTGGAGTTTGCACGTCACGGTGCTGAATATGTGGGAATTGATCTTTCAGCAGAATCTGTGGCCATGAGTCAACAAAGATTCAAACTGTTTGGCCTGTCAGGTGAGTTCCATGTGATGGATGGTGCAAACAGCGCAGCAGTGGCTGCACTGGGCAAATTTGATCTAGTGTACAGTTGCGGGGTACTACATCATTATCCAGATATGACCACATGTTTGAACAATATCCATGCAGCATTGGTGCCCGATGGAGAATTCCGCATGTTGGTATATGCAAAGAACTCGTGGAAATATGCCATGATCCAAAAAGGTCTGGACCAATTTGAAGCACAATCGGGTTGTCCGTATGCCAAGGCCTATAGCAAGGAAGAAATTTATGATCTGCTGGAACACAAGTTTCGAGTACTGAGAATTAGACAAGATCATTGTTTCATGTATAATGTACCCAAGTACCGCGCAGGTGAGTACGAACTAGAGCCTTGGTTTGCTGTGATGTCCGAAGACATGCGAGCAGCAGTGAAAGAATACCTGGGTTGGCATTTGTTAATTAAAGCACAAAAAATATGAGTAAACTTAAAATCTCCAGGGTGTAATATTTTTAACTAAAACTCCTCACTCTGTATAAAACACATCACACTACAGTTAGAAGTTGGTGTATGCCAGATAGTAAATGGAAAAAAGAAGGATTTACTTGTGAAAAAATCTTTATATCATTAAATCAATTAAAGGAATATGTAAATGTCAAAAATAAAAATTGCTGAGTTATTTTACTCGTTGCAAGGAGAAGGCCGATATATGGGGGTTCCCAGTGTATTCTTACGCACATTTGGCTGCAATTTCCGCTGTGCAGGATTTGGCATGGCACCTGGTGAACTCAGCAAAGAAGCAGATGATATTGCTGTTATGAATGCCATGCATCCATTCAAGAAGTACGAAGAACTACCATTAGTTAGCACAGGATGCGATAGTTTCGCTAGTTGGCATCCTGACTTTAAACATCTTAGTCCCATGCTTACCACTGATGCTATTGTAGATCGTATTATGGAAATTCTTCCACATGGTGAGTGGCAAGACGAACATCTTGTTATCACGGGCGGTGAACCACTGCTGGGTTGGCAACGTGCTTATCCGGACTTGCTAGAGCATCCTAAGATGGTAGGACTCAAAGAAATTACCTTTGAAACAAACGGTACTCAAAAGCTAACAGAAGAGTTTAAAGAATTTCTACACAACTGGAGAAAGCCGGAACCTTATTGCGTTCCAACACGAGAAATTACATTTAGCGTAAGTGCTAAACTGCCATGCTCGGGTGAGAAGTGGTCGGAAGCTATCTGTCCAGAGATTGTATCTGAATATCAACAAGTTGGTACAGTATATTTGAAATTTGTCATTGCCACAGAACAAGATTTTGCCGATGCACAATGTGCCACTGAACAATTCCGTAACGCAGGATTTCGAGGTCATGTTTATCTAATGCCAGTTGGGGGAGTTGAAAGTGTATATTCATTGAATAACAAGAATGTAGCATTACTTGCAATGAAACACGGGTTACGATACAGTGACCGATTGCAACTACCTTTATTTTCCAACGCCTGGGGAACTTGATGCCCTTGGATAGTGTGACTCAAGCACCTCCATCAGAGAATTGGGGGTTGAATAGAGCACAGGGCTGGAAATTAAAATTATGCTGGGGTCCGAGGAAATGTTTTATCAGCAGCAAACCATTGTGGGGTAAACGTGCGTATGTTGCTGAAACCTACATAAACAATCTCGGAGACCCAGTGATAGAAACTTATTGGGTTGATAAACATGAGTTTTTGTTGTGGCAACTGAAACGATGACTAAAAATTCAGCCAATGGTGTGAGCAGTTTTGACAGTGAGTCAACTGGTATGTTGGTGCATTTCCTCAACAGGAATGTAACACCGTATGCCACATCCACGCTGGGTCCAAAATTTGATCTTGTGCCTGTTGAAAAACAAAAGGACATCATGATCAATGTTGCTAGAATGCATTCTCAACAGGAATACAATCGCATCATGGATCTAGTTCGGGTGTTAGAATCACAAGCACAAGATATCAAACGACGCTTGGAAATAACAGATGCAGTGCATGCTGCTGAATATCAGTTTCAGACCTATCATGGACAGACCTATTGGTTGGTGTTTGATACTGACAAAAACAAAACCATCTTGGTAAAATCAGGACCCAATGACTGGAGCAGCGCTGCTCCTGAACATTACGAATATATTGCCCAAGTCAAATGGCTGGGCGATTATACCTGGACAGAAGTAAAAGAGGAATAACATGGGATTATTTGATAGATTTTTCAGTGAAAAAGAAAAAGCCCCGGCAACATTAGCTGCTGCGCCAACACCTGAGATAAAGGAAACTCCTGCGCCTCGAAAAAAGAAGCCCCTGGAACAACCCAAGTCAGCCAAGCAATTGGCCACGGAGAAAAACTTACCTTATGTGAACATTCTCAAAATGGATGTGGATCTGGACAATTTGCATCAAGGGGCATTTGAACTGGACTGGAATGAGATTTTTGTAGCACGACTAGTCAAGGCAGGCTACATGATCAAGAAGGATGATACTGATGTCGAAATTGTGGACCGTTGGTTCCAAAACGTATGTAGACATGTGGTAATGGAAACTTGGGAACAAGAAGAAGCCATTGCCAAGAGCGGCGTTTGGGTACGTAGCACAGACATTGGTGACGGTCGTACTGAAGTATCGTGAAAATATATGTCAACTGTGATAGTCATACCGCATGATCAATTTGAGCCAGCACCTGATGGATCATGGCATTTTGGTAAACATGCCCATTGTTTTTGAACTGAATTTGTGTTACTATACTGTATAGAAAACAATATATTGGATCTCAATGCGATATCTCTTGATTGATACAGCTAACACTTTTTTCCGCGCCCGTCACTCTGTGTTCCGTGCTGCCGATGCGTGGGAAAAAGTAGGATATGCTTTGCACATTGTGATGAGCAGTGTGAACAAGGTACACAAACAGTTTCAAGCAGATCATGTGATTTTTGCACTAGAGGGGCGATCCTGGCGCAAGGACTTTTATGCTCCTTACAAGAAAAACCGAGCTGTGGCTCGTGCTGCATTATCGGACACAGAACAACAAGAGGATAAACTGTTTTGGGAAACCTACGATAGCCTCACTAAATACTTGACCGACGGTACTAATTGTAGCGTTATCCGCCACCCTGAAGCCGAAGCAGACGACGTGATTGCTCGCTGGATAGCCTTGCATCCCCAAGACGAGCACTATATTATTTCATCAGATACAGATTTTGTGCAATTGCTGGCACCCAATGTTAGCCAATACAATGGCATCACTGACGAACTTCACACTGTAAATGGCATTTTTGATGCCAAGGGTCGACGTGTGCAAGATAAAAAGACCAAAACAGACAAAACAATTCCTGATCCTGAATGGTTGTTGTTTGAAAAATGCATGCGTGGCGATACTTCAGACAATGTGTTCTCAGCGTATCCGGGTGTGCGCGAAAAAGGCACCAAAAACAAAGTGGGTCTGCGCGAAGCATTCGAAGACCGCAACAGCAAGGGATTCAATTGGAACAATCTCATGCTGCAACGTTGGACTGACCACATGGGTGATGAACATCGTGTGAAGGACGACTACGAACGCAATCGTGTGCTGATTGATTTAACTGCACAGCCAGACGCAATCAAAGCCAAAGTAGATGGCGCAATACGTGAACAGATCAGCCACAAAGACATTGGTCAGGTTGGTGTGCGATTCATGAAGTTCTGCGGCCAATACGAACTCAACAAATTATCTGAATCAGCAGAGCAGTATGCTCGCTGGCTCAATGAAACCTACAAAGGAAAACTAGATGAGCATCGTAGCCAAACCCATAGTTAAAGATCAGTTTTACATCCTCACACAGGATGATAAAAAAGTCGGCAACATTGAAGCCACAGGTGATGGTTTTGCAGTACGGATCAACAATCAGTTGTTACCATTCAAAACCATGGCCATGATCCGCAAACAAGTTGATATTGAATTTCCAACAGTGGGGAACAAACCCAGTCGAGAACCTGCCAGTTATCAAGTACAAGGATATCCTTCGGGATCCCGAGTATACAATCCCATCTGGGATGTGCAACATAAGCTGCCATTGTTTACCAAAAACAACAAATCACGCTCGTGGTATGCTGCCGGGTGGTATCAGGTCAAACAACGTCGCACATGGGCTATTGTACAAAGTCCCAAACTCATTACTTTGGAACGTTATCCGTACCAAGGTCCATTTTATACTCGAGAAGAAGCCAGTGTCCGACCCCTTCCTTAACTTAAAGAAAAAAACAAAATGAACGTATTTAGAGATCAAGAAAAATTTATGAAAGCCTGTGACCAAAGTGTCAACGAGTTTAACAAAGATCAATTTAACTTATATGTTTCATTGATTGATGAAGAAGTTAGAGAATTATATGATGCTATCACAGCACACGACCAAGTCGAAACTGTGGATGCACTTATTGACATTTTAGTTGTGACCATTGGCGCATTACACAGCATGGGTGCAGATGCCGAGGGTGCGTGGAAAGAAGTAATGGCCACTAACTTTGCCAAAATTGACAGTGCTACTGGTAAAGTTCGCAAGCGTGAAGATGGAAAAGTACTCAAGCCCGCTTTCTGGCAGCCGCCGCAACTCGAGCAATATCTAAAAAAGAAATAAACTATCGAATGGTATATCTATTTTTGTATATACTGTTCTTATTATATCTTTTTGCCCAAAATAAAGACTTTGGATCTATTCCGAGCGGTTTAAGAATCTCTACAGAGTTATGACAATCAAATGGTATTTCGACATTATCTATTATATCTATAAGAGTATAAGTTTTAACTGGTAAGATTCTAGATTCGTTTTTCTTCTTGACGCTTGCCGAAATTTTGTTTCTAATTTCCTGCGGAGTTTCTCGGTTATAGTTCCAATGACCTGCGCCAGATCTATTTTTAGACATTTCTAATTTTTGTTCGTCGGACCAAATTTTCTTTCCGACCTTTCCTTTTGATATATTGTTCTTAACTTCCTTTGAAGGAATCCACCCCGAGTTTCCATCTCCGCCGTCAGTTTTATTTCGAAGTATGCCCGTACTATTGTCAATTCTGCCGTACCATCGGATCATCCTTCGTTCGATTGCCAGGGACCCGACATCAGTTAAATTGTGTTCAAGAATGACAATATTAGAAAGATCTGATTTCGGAAAAACAGTACGATCTGATTTTGACCATGCTCGTAACCCAGATCCTTTTCCTATGTAATACGGTGATCCGTCTTCTCGAAGATATGCATATACATAAAACCCAGACGGCGGGTTATTTTTTGAGTAAATAATCATGCTGATAGTTCCTTAATAACTGTTAGAGTAGTCGGATGTTAGAGCATCGTGGGCTACACTTTTATTTATCAAAGATATGGCAGAAGTTTTGAAACCACAAGGTTGGGAACCACCAAACTTGAAACCGTTCTTGAAAAAGACCGGCGCATTTAACAAGTTCTCTTGATGAGTATACATATCAATCGATTCATTGACTCGGTAAAGGCACATGAGGCACGTGGACAACGTGAATTCATGATGCCATTGAAGGATGCCAAGGACCTACATGCGGATATTACCAAACTGTTAATGGCCCTGGTTGACTTGCAAAATCTCCAGCTTGCACAAAAAGAACAAGTTATCACTGTGGAACTGAACGGCCGAGACTTCTAAATACTCCTACATTTAGTATAAATAAATGTAGGAGTATAATGAATGAGTCGTCCCAAACCTTCAGTTTTAATAGAGAACACCAACAAGCACACATACAAGACTGAACAGGTATTGGCCAGCGAAGGTATCTGGGCAGTATTCTTCGACGGCCGACCAATCAATCTCAAGACCTCCAATCTGTTAACACAGTATCCAGGCCCCAAGTATAAAAAAGTTTCTTTTTCCAATAGCGGACATGCAATCAATTTGGCGCGTAAACTAAACATTCAGTTTAGAACTGACAAGTTTTCAGTGGTACTACTCCAGCAAGGGGATAAAATATATCCCAATGCGAAATAAACAAGCCATTACTGAAGCACTGATCAGGCAGTATCCTGAATCTCAGCGGCCAGGATTAGATTGGGCCATGCAAACATGGTGGCGTAATTCTCGTCAAGGTGCAGGCATGCGACTCAGCCCGCATGGTTATATGGTCATGCAACGAATGAATATCGAGCATTATAATTTTGATATTCAACTAGAACAAGTACGTCCCAAACTACTGGTACAGCTAGATCAACGATTACAAGATCCATATTATCTCAATCTAGATAGAAAGAATTCTAGCATTAAATTTTACGGATCCAAAGAAGCATTTTTAGCCAATCTATATGGGGATTTAGACCGCTTTCTTGAGCACTACACACAGTAAAATTGTTGTAAAAAAGCCACAATATTGTGGTTGACCGGATTTGCCAAATCGGCTATAATACGTGTATGGAAGCAACAAAAGCCACTCGTAAAAAGCGTGTTGATCGCACTCATATCGTGTATGCTCTGCACATTGATACAGAGTTTTACATTGGTATCACTGCCAAGACTCAGCGCACAATCCCAATGAGCCTGCGTAGCCGTGTTAACAAACACATCTATCGTTCGCGCACTGAGGACAAATCCTGGTGTCTGTACCAAGCAATTCGTACAGCAGGTGCTGACAGCATCACCGCTGTGATTGTGGACATTGTGCGTGGCAAAGATGCTGCACACAAACTGGAACGTGAGCTGATTGCTCAGTACGCACCCACACTGAATACTGATGTGCGTGTGAAGCAAAACAGTTGACCAGAATTGACAAATAATCACAGTTCTGCTATAATAGACACTTAGACAGTTAATTAACTAGGCAAGGAAACCAAATGACTGAATTCGAAAAGAACTGCTACGGAATGTCTCAAGACGATATTCGTGAGCAGTACATGAACAGTATCACCGCTCGCTTCTCCGGCCTTGAGATGGTCGTCATGAGTCTCTTGTCGGACTGCCAAGAAATCATGGCAATGGGAACTGGTCCTCGCTCAACCGAGTATACTCGCAAGCAGATGAACATTGCTAAGTTCATCCTGTCTGAGATGATGGAAGCTCGTCAAGCTGCATAAAACAGTGTACAATAATTAGACGATTTGTTATAATTGATCTATCAAAACAAGGAATCACCAAATGGTAGTTTACATAGTCAGTTATAGAGGCACAATCTATGGTGTCTTTGATTCAAGGCGAAAGGCACAGGATTCGGAATACGGTGATCTTTACGATGCTTGCATCATTGAAATGGAAGTAAAATGAAATACACGTACAAACTGACATTTCCGACATTTACAAAATGGCGCCCCAGCTATTCTGCTCAGATGGAGGTTGTCAAAACTTTGCGGAACTTGTGTTCAGAGTTAAGTGCCCAAGAAGCCCAAGACATGGTCGATGAGGGCGGTGAGTATTTGGTGGATATCGGAGGCGATCGGGCCGACGCCGGCCTTGTCCTAACAGGTCTAAGGATTCTTCGGGACTATGGAGTTATTTTTGACCACACTGCTCACTCAGATGAACCAGAGCCTGACATCCAGCGAACTGTGAAAACTGACACCCTGGATGATCTGCGCACTGTGGCCATTGCTGCACTGGATCGTGGAGAGCATGACATTGCCATTGCTTTGATTGAACTGATTAAGAAAAATAGTTGACGATAAATTGGTTCCAGTATATTAAAGGACAAAGATGAACGAACGTAAACAACCAGAAGCCTTGCGGCTGGCTGAATATCTTGACCTGCCGCACATCGGTCAACACAAATCCGCCGATGAACTGCGCCGACTACACGAAGTAAATCAAGAATTGCTGGCTGCGTTGGAAGAACTACTGTCTGACGCTGGGAATCACATACATTTTACGGTTTACACCAAACTGTACAACAAATACCGTAGCGTCATCGACAAAGCAGAAAAATAGTTGACAATAAATCGGTTCTAGTATATAATTGATACTTAGACAGTTAATTAAAGGGCAAAGATGAACGAACCAAAACCCCTAGCACTGCGGCTGGCTGATGAACTAGAACGCTGGCCTGAGGATATGCGGCCGCATCGTTCTTTTGAAGCCGCCGCCGAACTGCGCCGTTTGTATCAGGAAGTCCAGCGGCTGGAGGCTGACCTTCTCGATATTCACTATCAGAATTCAATGAACGGTGAGTAGCACTATTGACTATATTAGTTGACAAATAATCGTTTTGGGTATATAATATACTCTTAGACAGTTAACTAAAGGGCAATGATGAAACCACGTTACTATGCAGGTCTGACATTGACTCAAGCCAGGGCTGTTCGTATTCTGAATAAATCTTATCTGTCACGACTCAGCCAAAATGATCGTGAAGGTGCATTTCGTTCAGTTGCTTTGGCTTACCATCGTCTGACTCCAGATGTGGCTTCTATCATCAAAGCACAACAAAATCAAGGCTGGCCCACTCCTATCTTGGCAGCACTATCACGCGCAATTCAAATTGTTTGAGGTATAATTATGTCCAAGCATCCTTCGACGGTTACTGTGACAAAATATGTCAATGGGATAGCACAGTCTACCAAGGTAGTCAACTCTAAGATGTCTGGCTATATTTTGGTCACTCAAGATGGCTATGGTGGGGCTCCAACACGTG